CGGCGACAAAGAGGCCTACATCTTGCGCTTGATGGCCGAGCCCTGGCTCGCTCATCAGATCCTCTTTAAAGCGCGTCATCCTGCTTCGACCCCGGCCTTCCACCTCGAGATCGTCGCGCTCTGGCACTCTTCGACGCCGAAAGTCCTGATCCAGGCCTTCCGCGGCGCTGCGAAGAGCACGCTCGCCGAGGAGGCGATCATCGTCCAGGCATTGTTTCGCCAGTACCACAACGGGATCATCTTGGGAGAAACCTACGAAAGAGCGGTCGAGCGCTTGCGAGCGATCAAGCATGAGCTCGAGACTAACCCAATTATCCAAAACCTTTTTGGCGGACAAGTTGGAACGACCTGGGCAGAGAGCAAGATTGTTCTCACCAACGGTGTCATCATCCAAGCGTTCGGACGTGGTCAGAGCCTGCGCGGAAGCAAGCATCTGGACTACCGTCCAGATCGTGCTTTTGCAGATGACATCGAGAACGAGGACAGCGTCGTCAGTCCCGAGGCAATCGAGAAGACCAAAGTGTGGCTTATGGCCACCGTCCTTCCGGCGCTTGAGCCTGACGCACTTGTACGGATCAACGGCACGCCACTGCATCCGCGCTCGGTCATCTGCCAGCTGGCGCAAGACCCCGCGTGGATCTGCCGTGTTTATCCGATACTGTACAAGGATGACGCCGGTGCCGAACGGGCGATCTGGCCTGAGCGCTTTCCACTTGCGGACATCGAGAAGAAGCGTGCAGACTACCAGCGGCTCGGGATGGCGAACAGCTTTGCGCAGGAGTTCATGTGCCAGTCGGAGGATCCGGCCACCAAGCCTTTCTCGGAAGGTTTGATCCGTGTGGACGCGAGCCTTGTAAGAACCTGGCACGCTGTCTACGCCTGTGTGGATCCTGCGCGTTCGGTGAGATCCACCTCCGCGTCTACCGGGGTCGCTATCTGGTCGTGGTTGGGCAACCGCCTCATTGTCTGGGACGCCTTCGCTGGGTTCTGGATGCCGGACGAGATCGTCAAGCAAATCTTCGAGATCGACAGCACCTATTCCCCAGTAACGATTGGGATCGAGCGCGATGGGTTGGAAGAGTTCATCCTGCAACCTCTGCGACACGAGCAGCTGAAGAGAGGATACTCAATCCCCATACGAGCGCTCAGAGCTCCAGAGGGCAAGATTGCTTTCATCAGTGGTCTGCAACCGTATTTTAAAGCGGGCGAAGTGGTTTTCGCTAAAGAGTGTAAGCAGGCGCGTGAGCAGTTTCTTAATTTCCCGAGCGGGAGGATCGACATCCCCAATGCTCTCGCTTATGCGCTCGCACTCCGCGGGGGTCAGCCGGTCTACGACAATTTCAATGCGGCACACGTGGCCATCGCGCTCGCCACAAATCCCCGCCGCCCTCTCTTCCTCGCCGTCCACAGCGACGGCCGTTGCACGGCTTGCGTTCTCGTACAAGTCCTCGATGGCCAGTTGCACGTTCTTGCGGATCGTGTGCGTGAGGGTGAGCCCGCGCTCTACCTCGGCGATATGATCCAGGAGCTCACGCTCGGTCTTCCCGCTGATCGGCCCCCGCGCTTCGTCATCCCACCAGGCCATTACGCGTCCTTCTCCGCGGTTGGGCTTCGCGCTGCACTGCGCGCGCTGCAGGCCGAGCATACCCGCGGCGGCGACATCACGGTAGGGCGTAACGTCCTCAACGCCCATTTAGGGCGCCTGGCGCACGGACGCCCCGCGTTACAGGTTGCCCAAGCCGCCCGCTGGACCCTGAACGGGTTCGCGGGCGGCTACCACCGCGAGCTCGCCAAGTCCGGCACGCTTACCGCCGAGCCGACGCAGAACGCCTACCGGGTTCTCTTTGAGGCGCTCGAGAGCTTCGCGGCGATCCTGCAAACTGCGGCGCGTGACGACGAGGACATGCAGCCACATTATGACTACACGCCGGACGGGAGAAGGTTTATAACCTCCCGACCCGGCATAAGTCCCGGTCGTGCGGTTAGGTAGATCAGAGTTTTCCTTATGGCCGATGACGACGAGCCCGAGCGGTTGCAGGACGTTGCGGCAGACATGCTCGAGGAAGAGGTCCGCGGCGTCCCACGCTCGGCGGATATCTGCAAGCGGCGCAGTGTGAAAGAAAAACTGCTCGAGCTCTTCAAGGATGTCGAGGAAGGATATCGCGATCAGTGGAACCGGAGCAATGATCAGCAAGACTTTTGGGAACTCTACAACTGTGTCCTGGGCCCCAAACAATTCTACGTTGGCAACAGCAAGATCTTTGTTCCTGTCATCCACAACGCCGTTAATGCTCGGAAAACCAGATTTACCAACCAGATTTTCCCGCAGGCCGGACGCTATGTTGAGGTCACATCCACAGACGGTACGCGCCCCGACGCGCTAGCCAGCCTGCTCGAGCACTACGTCCGCAAGGCAAAGCTACGAACCAAAGTGATGCCGGCGCTGACGAAGGCCGGCGACATCGAGGGGCAATACAACGTCTACGTCAGCTGGTGCCAGCGCAAGCGTCACGTGGTGTGGCGGCAAGAGGTCATGCCTGAGATGGAGCAGGGGATGCCCAACCCTGCAATGCAGCCGGTCATGGATATCCACCATGAAACCATCAAAGCCATGCATCCGGATGTCGAGGTGCTCGCCGATAGTGATGTTCTTGTTCTGCCGACGACGGCGGATACCATCGACGAAGCCATCGAAGATGGCGGTTCGGTCACGATCATCCGGAGATGGGGCAAGGGCAAGATCCGGCAAATGATCCGGGACGGTGCGATTAGGGAAGACGTCGGCGAAGATCTGATCAAGGAGATGCAGAAGAAGAGCCCGCCCGAGGATGTCAACCAGGCAAAAAATTTGGTCGACGCTGCCGGCATCAAGGGCCAGGGCAAGAAGCATGCGCTCGTCTATGAAACCTTCACTAAGCTGAAAATGAAAAAGGACGAGGATGAGCCGGTCATCGTCCAGGCCTTCTATGGCGGGTCCGAGAAAATCTTGGGGTGCAGAAGAAACCCGTTATGGTGCGACAAGCTGCCGATTCTGAGCGTGCCGGTTGAGAAGGTTGCGAACGTCTTCAAGGGCCGCAGTAAAGTTCAGGATTGTGCAGATATGCAGTATGCGGCGAACGACGCAATCAATGAGGCCTGGGACAGCGCCGGCTATTCGCTGCTGCCCATCGTGATGACGGATCCGGAGAAGAACCCGCGCACCGGATCTATGGTCATGAGCATGGCCGCGGTCTGGGAAACCTCGCCCAAAGATACGCAAATTGTTTCGTTTCCGCAGCTGTGGCAGCACGGTTTCGAGATGGTTAATCAGTGCAAGGCCGAGGTGTCGCAGACCTTAAGCGTGTCGCCGGCGGCCACCCCGCCGGCGCAGAAGGGTGGCAAGGTCAACCAGGCCATGGTCGCCCAGGAGCAGCAGATCGACATCCTCACGACGGCCGACGCGGTGACGGTGATCGAGGAGGGCATACTGACCCCGGTGGTCAATCTGATGATCGAGATGGATCACCAGTACCGTGACAAGGACATGACGGTGCGCGGGTTCGGCGAGCTCGGATTGCGCGCCGAGATGGAGCGCATCCCGCCGGTGCAGATGGACCGGCACTACCAGTTCCGCTGGTTCGGGGTCGAGCAGGCCCGTAACGCACAGCAGGTACAGCAGCAGATCGCGGCCATGAACGTGGTGCGCGGGATCCCGCCGCAGCAGTTGAACGGCTACCAGGTTAATCTGGTGCCGGTGATATCTTCGCTGATAGAGAACACGTTCGGCCCGCGGATCGCACCGCTGGTGTTCTCGCCGCCGGAAGCGCAGATGTCGGTGCCGGTCGACCAGGAGAACATGCTGCTCGCCGAGGGGTTTGACGTCCCCACGCACCCGCAGGACGACGACCGGCAGCATATCCAGGCGCATATGGGCTTGCTGCAATCGATGCAGATGGGCGGCGGTGGCAAGAACCAGAAGAAGATCCAGACCCACATCTGGAAGCATATGCAGCAGGCGCAGACCAAGATGCAAATGGCGATGCAGGCTCAGATGGGCGGCGGTGCTCCCGGTCAACCAGGTGTCCCTGGTGGGCAGATCGGTGGGCAGCGTCAGCCTGGTGTCGCCGGCACGCCGCGGATTGGCGCGCAGCCGGGAACGCCACGACCGCAGGGACCGCCTGGTATGATTGCGCCGGCGCAGATGCGCGATCCTAGGGTGATGCCGCAGAGGATGGGATGAGTGCCCAAGTCAAATGGACAGCGAAGTTCCCGGCGATAGTCCTGGGAACGATTTCGCTGCTATGGGCTGGGCTTGCAGCAAGACATGGCAAAACTATCGCCGGTGTCGTGCTTATAATCCTCGGTTTGCTGTTTGTCACCTATTCGTTCGGTATCAAGGATTGGTGCGAGCTCCACGAAGGCGCTTGGGGTGGCACCTGGGGAGAAATGAGCTTTAAGGGAACGCTCGGAGAGTGTATACGGAACAAATCCTGGTTCAGCTTTTAGGAGAAGGACATGCCTGCGCATTGGAGCATCGAGGACGGACAAGTCATTCCGCTGGCGACGTTTACCGGGGATGACCATCCGCATCCGAGCGGGATTGCGTTCACGACCAATCCGACGGACGCCAGCAACGTGCTACTGGCGCTGATGTGCGAGGACGGCTCCAGCTATACGCTGCCGTTCAATCGTAACGGGATGCCGTCGGGCCCGCCGGTCAAGGTAGAGGCGCCGAAGACAACGGCAGCAATGGCCACGCATGGCGAGGCAACACACCATAGCGAGGCAACACCGAAGAGGAAATAATGCGCAACCTTCTTTGGATGCTCCTGGGCGCGCTGCTCGCCTCGATCGTGGGGAGCGTCACTGCGCAGCAATTCTCGCCGGGCGTCATTCCGGGGTGTGTTTACAACACGACCCCGCCGACGCTCGCGAACGGGCAGCAAAGCGCATTGCAATGCGACGTTAACGGCAAGCTGCGAGTGACGACATCGTGAGAAAGCTCGGCATTGTCTTGCTGATCTTGCTCGGCGCGGGCACTGTGGTCGCGCAGCAGCCGGCCGTAATATGGGGTTCGATCTACAACGCGGTGCTGCCGACCTACGCGGACCGGCAGACGGCCATCTGGCAGGGGTTCAGTAACGGTTACTTGCGGGTGAATGGGCTGGGTGCGCCCGTGGCGCAGTTCCTGTTGCAAGCTCCCGGCACCGGCA